CCGGCCGGTGCCTATGGCGATGCGTTCCGCTCGCTTCATGTGGGCCGGATCTGGGTGGATGAAGGCGCATGGCTTTCCGAGCGTGCATGGAAGGCGCTCAGACAATGCCTGAAAACCGGCGGCCGTCTGAAAATCTATTCCACGCCCAACGGCCTGCGAAACACGACCTATTACCGACTGACCATGTCGGAACAATTCAAAGTGTTCCGCTGGGCCTCTTGGCTCAATCCGTTCTGGACCGCTGAGCGTGAATCGGAGCTGCTGGAGTTTTATGGCGGCAAAGACACATCAGGCTGGCAGCATGAGGTTGCCGGGGAACACGGGAAGCCCTCCTACGGGACGTTCAATGTGGAGCAGTTCAATCTCTGCCGACAGGAATTGCTGGAGTATCAGAAGGTCACCATTACCGATGCCGAGCTGCGTGATTGTGAAACAGAGGAAGCCGCCTATGATCGGCTTGAACTGTTGCTCAACCTCACGCCCCGAACCGGACTGTTCTGGATTGGCGGAGACCTTGGATATACAAACGACCCGACCGAACTGGTTATCTTTCAGGAAGCCGAGGTGGGTGATCGCAGCATCCTGAAACTGGTGCTGCGTATTCACATGGAGCATGTATCGTATCCGCACATTGCCCAGACCATCGCACTGCTTGAACGCTATTTCACCCCGACGGGAATCGGCGTGGACAATGGCGGGAATGGTCTGGCCGTCGTTCAGGAACTGCTGACCCTCGACAAATACAAAGAGCTGGAGCTTGAAGGCCGACTCAAAGGCTTTGACTTCGGCGGCATGACACGGCTCACCGTCCGCGACGGCAAAGAAATCAAAAAGCGGACAAAGGAACTGATGACCAGCCTGATCAACGGTGCCCTCCAGCGCAAACAGATCATCTTTCCCTCGGACGATCTGGAAATCGAAGACCAGTTCACCACTCAGACCTACACCCTGCGGGACGGCAAGATCATCTACTCCAAAGGCAATGACCACATCATCGACGCGGTTCGCTGCGCCATGCTCATTCGGGAGCAAGGCAACCTCGACCTTGCCGGTGAAGAGACCGTTTGGCTCAAGCCTGTTCTGACAGAGCCGGTCTTTATTTAACCCGCCTTTCCGACGTTTTTCCTCTCCCTCCGGTAAGTAACCCCAGTGTTGCCGCGATCGCCCCACAGCGGGGAGATGTGCGGCCGTTAACCCGGAAACAACCCGAGAGGATTACGTGGATACAAACGCCCAGCCAGATACCGAGCAGCCCGACAACGAATCCAGTGGATACGCCATTGTGCCCATGGCCGCAGCGGCAGCCCTCGACGCCTCAGCCTTCAGCAAGGTCAACGCATCGGACGCTGTTCCGGCCACATGGGAAGAACGTGCCAGAAAGGCTTGGGAATACTATGTCGAAGAGCCGCTGGTAAAGAACTGTGTCAATTCATGGCGCACCTTTGCGGTCGGAGATGAAATCAAAATCACCAGCGATGACGAGACGCTGAAAGACGATGCGGTCAGCACCGCATGGCGACTCGATGTATCGGAGTTCATAAAGGACATGATCCTTCAGCTGCTGGTCAAAGGCGATGCCGTCGGCTTCAAACGATACGCAACTACCGGTCAGGACATCGAGGAAGTGGTATGTGTCAATCCAGTTTCAGTGAAGGTGAAGTATGCCCAAGGCGAGCTTATCGAAGCCAAGCAATATGCAGAAGATTCAGGTTCAGCCAGCGACCCCATCGACCTTCCGGTGGATCAGGTCATCCACTTGAAATGGGATGCCCCGGGCTTTTCACCACGAGGCAACTCACTGGTTCTTCCTGCGTTTCAGGCCATTGAACTGCTACGTGACTATCGTCGCGCCGAGCAGGCCATTGCCAAACGCTGGGCCACGCCGTTCCGTTTGCTCAAAGTGGGCGGTGCCTTCGGACAGAAGATGGTAATGCCGGACCAGCGGATGCTGGAACAGGTCCGTGACATGGTCAACAAGATGGATATGAAAAGCGGCCTTGTGGTTCCGTTCTATGTGAATGTTGAAACCCACGGCACTGATGGCCAGGTCCTCAACGTCGAGGACAAGGTCAAGGAGGTCAAAGAAGACATTGTGGTGGCGCTGGGCCTTTCCCGGTCCTTGGTGACCGGTGATGGTCCCAACTTTGCCACCGCATCTGTGAGCATGCAGAAGATGATGGTCATGATCCGGGAGATCAAACAGGCCGCCCGCAAACTGCTCGACTGGGTTTTCGATGACTGGATGGAGCTGAAAGGCCACAGCGACAAGTCCCTGCAATTCATCTTCAACGACCTCGACCCAAGCGATGCCGTTGACTTCAAGAAACTGCTCATCGAGCTTTATGACCGCAAACTGATCAGTCGTTCCAGCCTGCAGCTCAAGATGGATCTGGACCCGGATATCGAAGCAGCCAACCGCGAGACCGAGCGCAAGAACATCGACCTGATGGATGAAAAACAGGTGAAGCCGGTTGTCGATATGGTGGTGTCTGGAATCATGAGTGTCCCCAGCGCCAGAAAGATGCTCGGTATTCCTGCTGACGGCAATGATCTCGATACCGAAGCCCACAATCATTATACAGAGGCGCTGGAAGCAACAGCAGCAACTTCCCTGTGTGATGAATGCAGCCATTTCAATCCCGATTCCAATCGCTGCCGGGTACACAACACCGAGCGCACCTTCGATTCCCCGGCCTGCAGATTCATTGACCGCCGGGAAGCCTGATCATGCCATCCGACCTTAAAGAACGCATTCAGGCGGCAATACTCAAGAGCCTGAAATCCCGCAACCGTTACAATGATTCCATTACCGCCCAACTGACTCAGTCCCTCAACAAGGCTGAGCAGGAAGTGGCTCAAGCCATTTTGAAATACCGTAGCCTTGGATCTCTGCCGGACAACAAGCTGGCTGCTTTGAAAGGTCTGGAAAAGCTGCAGGGAGAGCTGGAAGAGATACTGAACCAGCTGAAGCGTGACCAGACACTTGTCTTCCGTAAAAGCACCAAGGACGCTTTTAAAGGCGGCATCGCTCAGGGCATCACCGAACTGACATCCGCATCACTGCCATTCTATGCCGACCTCAAGCCTGATGGCATCGATAAACTGGCCACAAAGGTGTTCACCATCGTCGACACCAATGCCCTCGACTTCATGACACAGTACAACCTGACGCTTGCCGGGGATGTTCACCGTGAGTTGTCGGATGGTATCAAGCGGACGATCCTGAGCGGGATAGCCACGGGCAAAGGCGCGGATGATATTGTCCGGGACCTCGGTAAAGTCATCATCGACAAAGATTCATTCAGGCAGGCTGGCAGTCGTGTGTTCAGCAAGGCGCAGTACCGCATGGAGATGATCGCCCGGACTGAGGTGTTACGGGCGCATAACATGGGGCGGATGAAATTCCATGAGCGAGTCGGTGTGCAAAGACTTGAATGGATGGCCATGAATGACGAGAGAACCTGCCCGGTATGTGGTCCTCTCGACGGTAAGACCTTTCTCATCGACAAATTCCCTCAACAACCCGCACATCCGCATTGCCGCTGCACAAACCTTGTCGCGTGGCCCATGAGCATCTGTGGTTCCGACTTATCCGCACAAGCGGCACCCAAAGCTTCACAGGGCGATGCCTGCATACTGCCCCCGCATGCGCTGGAGGGAATGGCTGATGCACAAGCAAAAGAGAACGCCAAACTGAAGGATGCATTTGAAAACGGAAACGCCGATGACCTTACGGCTCTCACCGTAAAACAGCTCCAGACACTTTCAAAAGAGAACGGCATCTCCATTGCCCGCACCAAGGCAGATTTCATCAAGCTGCTCGATCAGGCAGAACCGGGCATAGACCACAGCACACTTTCAGGAGCGGCACTGAAGGCAAAACTCAAGGAGCACAAAATCGGCCTGCTCCGAACAAAGGAAGATTTGATCGGGCTGTTGGCTCAAAAGCAGGCGGAACTCAAACAGGCACAACTCATTGCCCAGCAGATTTCCAAACTGCCACCGGTCGAAGGACTCGAGGGTACGCCGGTATCACAGCTCAAAGAGATGGCCAAAAGTAACGGCATTTCCCTGAATATGACCAAACAGGAGACCATCGAATTATTGGACAAACTCGAGCCGGGAATTGATCACACCTCCCTGAAGGGAAAGGAACTGCTGGCAAAGAAAAAGCAGTACGGAATCGGCATCCTGAAGAACAAGCAACAGCTGGTTGAGGCACTGCAGAAAAAAGCCGGAACTGATCTGGCGGAATCAGCCAAGAAGAAAGCGGCAGATGAAGCCAAACAGCTTTTGGTGAAAAAGCAGAAGGAACTGGTCGAAAAGGCTGCGGCCGGAGTTCAGCTCCCGGAATCCCCGTTGGACTACACAGGTTTTATCAGCCAGGTATCCGATGCTGAAAAGGCTCTGGCATCAGCCAAAGATCTTCCTCAAGAGTTGCTTGCCGGACACGCCAAGGAAATTGCCCTGAAAAAGCAGCTTTTTCAGGAGCAGATATCCAAGCTCAAGTCGTCGGAACTCAAATCCATCGCCAAAGATACGCAGCTCAAACACTGGCAATGGGCAAGCAAAGATGACCTCGTCACGCTCTTTAC